GGGGAGAGAGGGTCAGGGGGTCAGAGGGTGATGCTTGCCCCAGAGAGCAGGTCTTCCACGATGTCACGAATGTCGTCGCGCTGGGCGAACTCGTCGTGGTCGTAGTCGCTCTGATGTTCGCTGATCTTGTCTTCGATCATCGTCTCCAGTTCGCTCGTGACCGCGTCCACCACCTTTTCGGTGATCGCTTCCACGAGGGCGTTCAGGGCTTCATTGACTGTCATTTGGTTCTCCTTTTGGTTGATGACTGCACTGTACCCCAGTGCTGGGCTGAGTGGCGAATCCTGTGAATGTTCCACGTGGAACATCTTATCCACAGGGTTATCCACAGGCTGTGGATAACTTGTTCCACGTGGAACATCGTCGCCGTTCATGTCCACACCATACCCCACGGGGGCTGGGAGTGGCGAATCCTGCCTAGAGTTGGGGCTATGTTCCACGTGGAACATTGCGTTGCGGTGCTGGGGCAGGCTACCGCTAGCACCACCCCTTCCCAGTATTGCGTCCACCACGTTTTGCAGTGCCTGTTCGTATGTCTCCATGTCCCTACCTTACTCCCTTGCCCCTGTGAGTGACGATTCCTACCGTGCCACCTGCACGGTGTGGTAGGCACGCTCTTCGGGGGACAGTGCCACCCAAAACTTGTTGCACGCCGTCCGACTGCCGACGCAGACGATCTGAGGGTACTTTCCACCCCTGCGAATCACCTCGTGCATACGGGTGCTGGGCTTGACCTTGACTTGTGCGCTCATTGCGTTCTCCTTTTGTCGTTGCCGTTTATTTCGTCGTCGGTTTTGCCGACACCTTCACCCTACCCTGCCACTGGCAGGAGTGACGAATCCTGTGCGGTCATGACCGCGTTCACCTTGTTCCACAAGTCCATGTAGGAGTGTTTGATCCCACGGCAGACCTTTTCCTCTTCGGGTTTGCGCTGTGAGACCTCGTCCCAATACTGGACTGCCCACGTGCAGGCGAGTCGCAGTTCTCTCAGTTCTTCTTTGGTGAATGTTGCGTTGCTCATGTCTTTCTCCTTTGTTCGTTGCCGATGACTGCACCTTACCCCAGTGTCGGGGTGAGTGGCGAATCCTGCCTACTCTCCCACACTAGGTACGAGAGGGTGTGCAGTAGGTTGGCGTGGAAAGTGTTATCGCTGAAGACTTGTTGAGTCTTCCACGCGAGAGTGTGGTGCTTGGCATTGAGTATTATCATGACCTCACGCTTCAGTGCGTAGGACAGGAGAGGGTCATTAGGGACAGTCCACACCCCTTCTTCGCACACTTTCTTGATCGTGCGCGAGATCATGCGGTTACCTGCCCCTGAGCCAGTACCCCAGTCGCCCTTTAGGATACAGAGACTCCGTTTGTTCAGGGGAACCTTGATTAGTTCTAGTTGCTGTGTCATGTCCTCACCTTAGTTCGTTGCCCGTCTGAGTGGCGAATCCTAGATTTCCGCCTCACAGCACGTGCAGTACCGTGGCGCGTCCACCTCGTGACACCCGTTCCACCCCTGATACTCATGCCCCGTGTCACTGCACCAGTGGCGGTGACACCAGTCAGAGCAGAAGTATTCTACGTCTACAATGTCCCCGTTCTCGTCGTTGTATTCGTACAAGTGGGCTGAAGTCAGTTCGTATGTCGTTGTCATGCCCCTACCTTACCCTTCCGTCTTGGTGAGTAACGAATCCTGCGTGAGTTTGTGGACTGCATTCCACGCTTTGTTGATGTTTGCCCAAATGGGCTTGTATTCTTCGCCTTCGTAGGCGTTGCTCGTTCCGTTCTGTTTGCGCCACAGGACGGACTCCAGCGCACCGAGAACATTGTTCAGTTCCGCGAGGCTCATGTAGTCGTCCACGTAGTAGTGTTCCTGCCAGTTAGTGAATGATGCTGGTTCGTTGCTCATGTCTGCACCTTACCCTTTGTCGTTGCCTAGTGCCGAATCCTACGCTACTGGCAGAATCTCTGACACTTCCCGAATCTGCACCTCGTGGAAGTGTTCGGCATACATACGTGCCTTTGCTTCCGCTTGTCGCTTGGCACTGACCCCCGTAAAGATCACCCATTCTGTCGGGTGCAGGCGGAAGTCCCCTGCAAATGCCATGTCTGCCTTGTAGTCCTTTGGCAGGTGTGCCAAGACGATGTATTTTGCGTTGCTGTTGTTCATGTCCTCACCTTAGCGTTGTTTTGTTTGTAGTGACGAATCCTGTTACCGCCAACCAAGAAGTTTCTCTATCTCGGTTTTGCGAGCCTGCATTTTCCCAGTGAAGACCATGTCATGCTCTTCCTGAAACTCGGTGGTTTCCCATGCGTTGATCTCTTCGTAGAGAAGAGAGATAAGTTCGTTCTTCAGTTCTAGTTGCTGTTGTTCGTTCATGTCCTCACCTTATCTCAGTCGTGCGCCCAGTGACGATTCCTGCACGCCTTCTTACGGGCAAGAGCCTTCTTGTTCGGGATAGTTTGCGCCCGAAGCACGTTGCCGTCAGAGAAGCGTTGCCTGTCTTCGCTTGTCCATTTGCGCTGTTTCGTTGCCATGACCACACCTTAGCCTGTCGTTGCCGTGAGTGAAGAATCCTAGAGTGTGGGGTCGGTCGGAACATTCTCGCCCCACGCGAGAGGGTTTTCCCCGCCAACCGTGCGGGTGCGACCTGTAAGGCTACGTCGCTCACCACCACTACCTACTTTGTCCCTAGTGGTTGGCGCACCATTTAGCGACTCGTGCTTGTCGTTACCGTCACTCTATCTCAGGGGGTGAGTGAGTGGCGAATCCTAATCCTCTCGTTCCCAAATGATCGTCGTGTAGCCCCTATCTGCCCACGCTTGCTGAATCTCCAGTGCTTCTTCGTAGGTGACGTAGTAGTCATTTACTTCGTCGCCGTCCGTGAGCCATACGCTGAAGCGTTCCGCTTGCTTAGGGTCGGTGGTGTTTATCACACCACTGTTCAGGTTGTTGATGAGCCACACACCGTGTGTTTTGTTATCCGTTGCCATGTCTGTACCTTACCTTAGGCTCGGGGGGAGTAACGAATCCTGTGGGCGCACCGCCTGAATGTTCAGGACAGACTGTTGCCACTCCACACGGGTGCGCTTGTCTTCCAGTGCTTCGTTGATCTCCTGCACCAGTTCGTTCAGTTCGGCGCGAAGTTCTATCGCTCGGTTTATTTTCTTGTTGAGTGTTCTCTCGTTCATGTCCCTACCTTATCCTTTCGTGGTCATGAGTGACGAATCCTGCGCGGTCAGTTTTGCGCCCATTTGATCGTAGAACCTGACCGCCTCGTCCTGCGTGTCAAAGTGTTCCATGTCGTAGTCTCTGCGGTCGCCCAGTTCTCCCCACACCACTTTCCACTGAATGATCTCTACGGACTTGTAGGTCGCGTATTCGCCGTCATCGTAGAAACGAATCGGGTCGTACAGTTCGTGGTCGCCCTGCACTTCTACCCAGTGGGTAGCGGTCTCGTGACGGTAGAGAATGTCCGTACCCTCACAGCACGGACGACGCTCTAGTTCCCACGAACCATGCCCAAACTTGGCGTTGTAGTAGGTTGCCGCTTCTTCGTAATCGCTGAATGTCTTGGTCATGTCCTTACCTTACCTCGTTGTCGTTGTTAGTGGCGATTCCTAGTTCCGTTGCCCTGTTGGAGAGTCTCCGAACGAGACAGGCTAGGTGAATGTTCTTCGCTACTTCGGGGCGTTCCCAGTCGTATGCGTAGTCCAGTCTTGCCCAGTCTTCTTCTGTCCATTCGTCGGTCTCGCACACGAACAAGTCCGTAGCGTCACCATAGTTGCCGTCTGTTGAGAAGTAGTGCTTCGTTGCCATGTCTGCACTGTACCTTTCCGTGGTGGTGAGTGACGATTCCTAACGAATCTCCAAAACCCTGCCAAGACAGGTGAGAAGGTTGCCCACGCTTGTAGTGGTCTCCCCTGCCGTGGTGGTAAGGATTACATCGTCCCCCACTTGTTCCGTGAGAATGACTCTCGTGATGATAGGTCGTGCTGTCGGTGTCCACGATGAAATGACGATGAAGTCGCCTTCCGTGATCTCGTCAGCACGTACCGTGAATGCTGGTGGTTGTTTCGTTGCCATGTCCATAACTTACTCCGTTGCCTAGTTGAGTGACGAATCCTAGTAGTTGCGGAAGAGATAACCCTCGTGGAACCACACTTCGCCACCCAGTTCCAAGTCGCGTGCGAATGACTCGTAGTCAAAGTACCCCGACCGCACTGCGTCGGGATAAATGTCGTCTGCCAGTTCTTCGGCGTAGTCTTGCACCGACATTTCCCCGATGTACGAATCCTCAAATGCTGAGACTTCGTCTTCGTAGTCGCTGGTGATGTGCAGATTCCAACAATGAATGGCGAACGCTTGTTCGTCAATGTTGTTTTCTTCTGCGACTCGCGCAATGTCTTCGTTGCTGTATTTGATCTCAATGTCGTGTGTCATGTCTGCACTTTACCTTTTCCGTGTTGTGAGTGACGAATCCTAGACGGTCGCGCCGTTGTAGTCGTAGTCCCATGAATGCACCATGCTGGACTCCAACCAGTCAAAACCGTAGTGGTCTTTGAGAAACTCAATAGCCTTTGCAAAGGCTTGGTCGGGGTCTTCCGCGTCTACCGTGGTGGTCAGCGTGAAGTAGTCTCCGTGAAACTGAATGTTGTAGTTGTCCATGTCGTTACCTTACTGTTTCCAATGTCTGAGTGGCGAATCGTGCGTTTGAGCATTCACCACGTGGTTCCGTGGCACAGTCAAAGTGACCATGCTCGCAGGGGTAGTCAGCGAATCCAAAGAGGAAGCACCCGTGACACATAGGGGTAGCCATGTACCAGCACGTTTGCTCTTCCGTGATCTCGCCTTTGCAGTTGTCGCATTCGTTCATGTCCCCACCTTAGTTTTATCGTTGCCCTAGTGACGAATCCTAGTACCCCAGTTTTTCAGCGCACCCGTTACCATAGAAAGACCCACAGAATGCCAGTCCTGCGTCGGTTGCCACTGCGTCTACTGCGTCACATACCGTGCCACACTCGTCACAATACACTTCGTCGTTGTTTTCGTTTTGTTCCATGCCTGTAACGTACCTCGTAGAAATGTTGAGTGACTAATCCTAGAAACCAAACGCTTCTTCCCAGTCGTTCTCCGACCAGTAGTAGTATGCGCTCTCCCACCAGCCGAAACTGTACCCCACGTGCGCCACGTTCCTGTTCAACCAGTCCGTAGCCTCGTCGCACAGTTCGTAGACATCGTGGTTGTCGTCGTTGTGGTCTTCCCACTCCTGCCACGAATGTTCCCACCCGTAGGCGACTGCCAGTTCGCAGATCATTTGGGGAATGTGAATACCGTGGTGGCTGTCAAAGACACAGCCCGTTTCAGTTCCGAAGTCATTTATCGTTGCCATGCCCACACCTTACACTTTCTCTTCGATGAGTGACGAATCCAGTTCCGCGACCAAGTCGGCAAGGTATTCAGACTTGACATCGTCTTTGAGAAGAGGCTCAATGCCCCCAAGAGTGGCGAAGTCTACGACGATGGGTCGTCCGTATGCGTCTTCACCCTGACACAGTTCTACCTTGTAGAGATAGAATCCGAACGCGAGAATCTCGCGCACGCAGTTCCGCAGGTGGTTCTTGTGTTCGTAGTTGTGCCACCCACTGCGAAGATCGGCAGGTGGTTGCCACCAGTAGGCTTCGTTGTATCCCCACACGATCTCTGCCATACCGTCAAACCCTTCGGGGCGACGATGACGACCGTAGTAGTCGGGCTTGCGCCATTCCACTTTGCCGTAGCAGTCGTAGTCGTTGAAACTCGTGTATTCGTCGGGCAGTTCTGCCCACTGAATGATTATGTCATCAGAGAGACGAACCTTGCCGTCGCTCACGAGGTCTTGTAGTTGTGCTGTTGTCAGTTCCATGTCCTCACCTTACATCGTTACTATTGTTAGTGGCGATTCCTGTCTGCCATGTCTGACAGATAATCTTCGTAGGCATCCCGACAAAACTCACAGGCGTACCACTCAGGTTCGTTCCAGTCTGCGATGTCGTCTTCCATGCAGGAAAAACAGGATTCGTCAGGCGTTGGGTTTGCGTATGGAAAATGTACCGTCATGTCTTCACTTTATACTTTCGTTAGTACGAGTGGCGAATCCTAGCCGTAGATCACTTCCCCGAACAGGGCAAACTGAATGATGGAATCTGCCGTGTATGCGTCGTAATCGTCAAATGCGTCGTCGTCTCCAAAGTAGATCGCACGCATGGTATGAATCGCACGCTTGCCTAGTTGCCCGTAGTCGGGGACAGTATCCTGAGAAAACTGCCCCGTGCCAACCTTCACGATCAGGTCAGCGACAAGGTTGTGGTCTAGGTAGTAGGGCGTGCCAAACTTGACAAACTCGTTGCCCCACGTGGTGAAGAAACCCTTGTCAAGGTTCCCATAGTCGGGGTCGGTCTCGTCTACCGTGTCACACTCGTCTTCTTTGTAGAGTGTCACGCTGGCGTGCGTACCTTTGTTGCCAAGTTCGTACATACGACCATCGTTTGCCCACTGGTACGTGCCGTTAGCGACCGCCCAGTATGCGGAACAACCTTCGTATGCGTCTACGATGATGGTGCAAGCACCGTCAATGATGTTTTCTCTAGTTGCTGTTGCCATGTCTGCACCTTACTCGTAGTCCTAGTCCAGTGACGAATCCTCGTCGTCGTAGTATTCGTCGCTGTCGTCCTCGTCGTCTGACTCTGAGAAAACGATAGTTACAGACGCAATGCGCCCTTCTGCGGTGCGCTCTACGTAGACAGGGTAGTTACCGTCTCCGTAGCCAGTCTGCGTGGCGATAGCAAGACCGTTGCCCAGTTCGCCTGCACCCTTGTCAGACAGGGTAGCGAGACACGCACCGTCATAAGAGTATTCTCCACTAGGCTCGTACTCTGAACCGAACGAAGTGAAGTCGTGTCCACCCCATTGCCTCAGGTAGCACGGGTCACCGATCATAATCTGACCGCTGTCCACGCCCACGTGACCAATAAGTTCACCGTTCATTGTTTGTCCTTTCGTTGCTGATGACCCCACATTACCGTGGGGGTGTGATGAGTAGCGAATCCTAGCGACTCAGTACGTAGTCGTACTGGTAGCGCAGGCTACGCGCCATGTCGTCCACTAGATCAGCGATGACCGACTTGTCGTGATGCTCAAATGGTTCCCACACGAGAATACTGTCGTCTTCTTCCGCGAGCATTTCCAGTATCTCGTCGGGGGTCTTGTCTTCGGGAACGTCACACAAGTAGTAACCCAGTGCGTTCGTCAGTGCAAAGTCATTTAGTTCTTGGGGTGTCATGTTCGTTGCCATACCTTTACGTTAGTTTGTTTTGTTGTTGAGTGACGAATCGTATTTGCACGGAGAGATGACCGCCACTGCGTTCAGCGTGGCAGTGGCAGACGGTGATGGAGAACTATCACCGAAGGTGACAAGCCTTTCATCTCCCCGTGCGCTTAGGGGACAAACAACAACAAAACCCCTAAGCGACCTTTTCGTTGCGGTACGCAACGCTGGTGTTGATGAGCAGGTTTGCTCGCGCTGACAGCGCGTCTTGCTCACTCTTGAAGAACAGGCTAAAACGCATACCGCCAACACGGAGTACCAGTGTGGCAAACCTGTCAAAGACAAGCACCTCAGTGGAAATGTCTTCGGGACTTACGTCCATAATGTCCGTAGTGAAAAGTCGTGGCTTTTTGGTTTGTGGATTTTTGTTGCTCATGTTCTTACCTTACCTTTTTGTGTTTGTGAGTGACGAATCCTGTCAGAGTGGGGTCGCTACAACAACGGGCAACGAACGTCGGAACGACCCCACTCTCACAAGACTCACCATTCGTGGTCTTGGATAGTGGTGACAGTGAAAGCACTAGCACCGCAAAGAACGATGCCTGCCACTCCCCACCACAGAGAGTTATTTTCTATTGAGAGACCCATGAGAATCCCTACGATCATTGAGACACCAGCAAAGCGTTTCTTCGTTCGTGTCCATTTGTACCAGTTAGTTACTCTCATCGTTGTCCTCATTCTCAAGAATCCAGCACTCACCACGTGAGGCTTCCCAGTCCAAATAGTCGCCGTACCAAATGTCGTCTTTATCCATGTCTGAACCTTATCGCAGGGTTGCTATGAGTAACGAATCCTAGTAGCGGTAACGCTCGCCGTACTCGTCGGGTTCCATGTACGCCTTCACGTGACGGTACAGTTCATCGCTGTTGAGAAAATCCTCTTCGGTCTTGCCCGTAGGGATTTCCTCGCAGGCGTTCTCGTCCCAGTCATACATAAAGTGACCCAAAGCCTCGTCGTATGCGTCGGTACGCAAATAGCGTTCCAAAGCCTCGTCGTATGCGTCACGCTCTTCCATGTCCCTGTCGTACGGGGCAGTCAGCCACGCATCGCTAGGTTCAGTTCGCACTGTTCACACTCCTGTAGAAGTTCTGAAGAGACTCAACAATGTCAAAGTCGGGGTAAATGTCCGTGGGCGGGTCGCCCCATGACATTCCGCCAGTAATGAGATAGTGGTTTTCGTTCACAAACAAGTGTCCTACCTCACGGGAAGACCCACTGTCGAATACTGCGTCAATAGAACCGATCAAGGTGTCTTTCACTTGGGTGATCCACTCGTTGTCGTCTTCTACGTCTTCGTCTGAAACACTGAGAAAGACATAGCACTGTTCGTGGAAACTAACGAGAGTACGGTAGTCCATGTCTTTGACAAATTGAACTAGCGTCGGCTTGTCAGGTGTCATGCTGACAAGAGCATAGGTGAAATCTGCGCCCACTAGCGAATCCCCACTTCCTTGATAACGCTCGTCTTGGTGGCAAGACGTACGAAGTTGCTCATGTCTGCCGTTCCGTATCCGTCTGCGTCCCACGAGACGGGGTGCGCCGTAGCGACGACCACAGGGTCACCGTCTTCGGTTTCCCAGTCAAAGACGTTGATGTCAAACTGGTAGTCACCGATGTCCACGGATTCCCAGTAGTCATCTCCATTGGATGCCCTGACGTTGTCCCACTCAGCGAGCAGTTGCTTTGCTTCACTCAGCAGTTTGTTGTAGTTGCTGACGATGTCGTCTACGGTTGAGTTTTTCATTGTTCGTCCTTTACTTCGGTGCTGTAAAAGAAAGTTATCTCATCAGTGATCGCAGTGACGAATGCTAGCCACAGAGCATCGTGCTGAATGGCACGCTGGGCGATGGTCTCCAACTCCTCGTCGGTAGCGTCCTGCTCTGCCCAGTGCATAGCGTCGTATGTGTCAGGGTCTTGCACCATGTTGCGTACAACATGGACAGCGTTAGAGTCCAGCCATGCCGCGACTTCCTCTCGTACCACCTCGGGGGTGAATGCGATGCAGTTGCCAAAACGCAGGGCGTTGGGGTCGTATGTCGTGTCGTTGTTCATGACCGTACCTTAGAACAATTTGAGTTGGAGTGGCGATTCCTGTAGAGACACGCGATAGCCGTGTTCCACAAGAAGTTGCGTGATGAGTTCAGAGTGGTTCTCTTCAGGCTCATACCGCAGAATGTCAATGATGTAGCGGATAGTGATGTCTTCGTTCATACCAGTTCCATTTCGTCGTCCTCGTTGGGGTCTTGTCCGTATTCTTGGTCAAGAATGTTATAGGTCTCTCCGTCTTCCCACGGTTCTTCGGTGATGAAGTAAAGAATCCTATTGACAAAGGCTCTGCCCTCAACGATCCAAGTACCCTCGTCGCCGTCTACCAACGTCCACACATAGTGATAGTCGGTGTTCCTGACAGTCTCCCAGTCGTCTCCGTAAGTTTCGTAGTTGATGACTACGCCTTCATCGTCCACTTTGGGGCGGAAGGTGTCATACCATTGGTCGTAATCCATGTCCATGTCGTTACCTTTTCTCGTAGTTTGTGAAACATTCGGTACAGATACGATCTTCTGCGTTTGGATGATCGTTGCCTAGTTCTTCTTGGTAATGCCCAGCACCATTGTCTGTCGGCTTATCGCACCAGTCGCACGTTTCGGGGTGTCCATGACCGTCATAAATCATCTTCATGCCGTTACCTTACTGGTTGGGTGTCATGAGTAACGAATTGTGTCACCACGACGAAGAGTAGTAGAAAGTCCACTCTTCAGGGACGCTCTCAATGAGACGCTTCAGCGTAGCCGAAGTGTATTTGACATCGTTCATGTACCACTCGTCGTATTCGGTAGAACCGAAGAAGAAGCCCGAAGTAGTCGGCAAGAGGTCTTCTGCCTTGCTGGAGTCAGCAATAACCTCATCGCACAGGGCGATGAGCATTTCAAGTTGTTCACGAGAAACGTAGTATTCGGCGCAGTTGTCTTCGCCGTCCTGAATGTTGGTCACGAACCATTCGTGGACTTGGTTGGACTTGCGCCACTGTGCCACCTTGATTTCCATGAACAGAGACGGCATTTCCTCGTCAAGAAACGAGCCGAAATCCACCGCCTCAACCAACTTGTAGAACGTCTCTTTCTCGTCGTCCTTGCCCCACGTAGGGGAGTAGTAACGCTTTGCGTGAAGATACTGGTCAAGTCCCATTAGTAATGCCTTTCGTTGAATTGTTTTGGTTAGTTAGTCAGTCTTTGTCAATACGTTCGTCGTTGTCGTTGAACGGCGACTTTGGTGAGCGCAGGACATAGTGGTTTTGAGGCGCACGCCCGATGCCACGGAACTCTGCATCAAGTGCGTTTCCTCGCCATACGCCAACTTCGTCCTTGTCAAAATTGTTGCGAACGAAGTCCAGCATTTTCTTCATTCGGTCAAAACGAATGATAAGAACGTAATCCTTGCTAGGATTACCGCCCCTCTCAATCTCCGTTGTGAGGTCTGACAGCGGAACCATAAAGGTTTCTGCTATTTCTCGTAATTGTTTGATTGACTTACCCATTTTAGAGAACCTCGCTAATCATGTAGATGGTTTGTCCGTTTGTACGCTTGGGAGTAGTAAGCCACTCCAAGAGATCGTTCTGCCAGCCCTCGTATGCTTTCATCGGCAAGGGTTTTGGGTTGGTAGAAAGATTAGTCATGGCAAGTGAGTAGTTGCCTTTAGGGATGCGATCAAGCGTGTAAATAACTGCACCACTCTGTGAAACAGTGGCAAGCAGTTGGTAACGCATTTCAGGGTTATGAGATGAGTGGAAACGAATCTCCACTGGCTCGTTCTGATAAAACTTGGGTACGTAACCCAAGATGTCTTCTGTCGTCGTTGTCATGCCTGTACCTTACGCCATGAGTAGGGCGAGTGACGAATCCTGTTTAGCGTCCTCGCGCATTTCCAAATACATACAGGCGAGGTCTTCGGGGATAGACGCATTCTTGCCCTCGTAGGCATTGGCGCAAGCCTCAAAGAAGTCCTCGCGGTCTTTGACGCACGAACAGACCACGTACTTGTTACAGCCACCTTCACCACTGTTTTCTACATGGAGAATGAGGTTTCCGTTGCGATAAATCTGTCCGTCCCAGTACGGGGTCATTGTGGACTCATTGCGAATGATGATGCTGTAGTCAGACAAATAGCCGATCTTAGAAGGCATCAGCCATTTGACGAATTGAGCGTCATCTAGTTCGTCCACGATGGACGCGAGGTCATTGTATTGTTCTTCCATTGTAATCTCCTATGGTTGCCATTTGATCTTGACAACATCAAGAAAGTGACCATTTTCCAGCCGTTCCTTGACCATTGCCAGTGCTTCTACTTCGTCTTGTGGGTGGTCTAGGTCATCTCGTTTAGTGACCGTAACCACAAAGGTGTATGTTTCGCTCATTGCGTTACCTCCACACGAACATTACCTCGCACGTTGTACGAGTGACGATTCCTACGGTCGTTGAAAACTTCTTGAATGAAGTCGTCACCTGACACGCCGTAAATGAACGTGCCTGCCCACTGGTTGTCATCTTCTGCTTCGGGGGAGATGTGGTGTTGGATTACGCTTCCATTGTCATTGTCAATGTAAATCTCTAATGCGCCAGTTTCCGTAATCCACAGACCGATACGCCAGTCGTTCATAGCGATCATCGTATTATTGTCGGTCTGTTGTACGTAGTTGTTGTATGACATTTAGTCTCCGTTGTAGTTGGCATCACACAATTTTGTGTATGCGTCCACGTTGAGCCGTCCCCACAAGTAGTGGTCACCGTCAATAGTAGTTTCATTCCACGCGAGTAACGAATCTGAGACGATCTCGCCCTCGTCGGTGCAGACAGTCCCCCACAATCCGTCAGCGATGTCTTTAGCGTAGTCAAAAGCGTTGTCGTCATAGAACGTATCTACGTAGTCCATCGTCCACCTACCGTCGCATGGAAAGCCGTTTTCTAAGTCGGCTTTCTCATGGGGGTTGGCAGGGCGAAAGCCTACGAGAGATACGTTGTCAGGGTTCTGTACGACAAATGCAAGTCGGTCAAGAGATGAGTTCAAGTTCACGGCGCACCTTCTCTTCGCAATTATCGCGCTCGTTGATGTACGCATCGTTCAACTTGTCGTACCACTCGTCGTTGATCTCGTCGGGAATACCGTCCACGCTGATGTTCTCAGAGAAGTGCTCAATCATCTTGCCTGCCTTGAATCCGTTAGCACCGACAAAGCCCATGCCCTCTTCCATGTACGACACAACAAATGTGAGGTCAGGGAACATGACAGAAACCTTGCGGATACCCTCGGCAGGACAAGACCACGCCGACTCAAACACAAAGTTGAGCCAACCGTCTCCGTTGTAGGCAATGCCGTCTCCAGTGAGTTCTGTATCGCAGTCGCCCCACTTGGTTCCCCACTCGGCATACTGCCAGTCGTACCAGTCCTTGTGACCGTACTTGACGAGGTTGCGCTCGTTCTGCAACTCCATTTCTTTCTGCTTGTCTGAGTCTCCAAAGAAACCCGATGGGGTATCACGGAGTTCCTGCGGAACAGGGACAAGACGGTTGAGGATACTGATTTTGCCCTCGTCGTTTGTTACTGCGCTGAGGAAACGCTTGATCGTGGCAGGGTCGCCCTCCACACTCATACTGTTACTGCACCAATTAGGCATTTTTTACTTCCTTCCATTCAATTCCAACGTATTCGTCTACCATTGTTGCGAGTTCGGACATGATGAGGTCATCGTCCGTAACGTCGTCGTTGCCAATCCACTTGTCGTTAGCGACATCATAGATAGGCGTATTGCCAAACTTTGCACCCGTCATCTCGTGGTCAATCTCAAACTTGACAACCACGTGCTTGCCGTATTCGTGCTCTCGGTGGACTGCTGTCCCTTTGATGATGAAATAATGTTCTGTGTTGCTCATGCCCTCACCTTACTTGTAAATAGTTGTTAGTGGCGAATCCTACGACTCACGACGAATGAACACCCAACCACCGTTGCCGTCACCGTCATAGATGTCGTAGACCTTTTTGCCGTTCTCTTGATAAATGCGCCAAGTCCATGCAAACCGACAACAGGACGGATGAAGAGTCCCATCCTCTCCCTTGTCACGGAAGTCTGTGTGAATGAAGTTGGGGTGATGCCCACCACCAAAGGACTCAGCCAACGCAGGGAAAGCGTCAAAGAACACGACCACACAGTCGTGGCACAGCGTCCAGTATTTACTCTCGCGTTTGCCGAACGCGACTTCTAGTTCGTCTGAGAACCCACCGTAATAGCCGAAGTGTTCAAACCCCATACTCCAACCGCCGTCAGGCAGGCTGGGGGATGTTTGCTGAGTCAGTCGCTGTGCTTGTCCACAGCCACTGCAAACGCTTTGTTCGTTGCTCATGCCCTTACCTTAGACCAAAGAGTGTTTGAGTAACGAATCCTGCGAGCAGGTTGTTGTTTTCGCTGACCGCACCTTATACTCGCCAACCCCAGAGTATGCGTTCCTAGCGATTGTAGGATTCGTTACTCATGGGGCAGGTGGGCTAAGTTACAGCACGAAGGAGGCAACATGACAGGCATTACACCGCGTCAGCAACGAGACATCCTTGATTCACTCCAGCAACGGCTCGCGCCATTGGAGTTGGTCGGGTGCGTTGATGAGTGGATTACCACTAACCAACTAGACCAACTGACATTCAAGTCAGCAGCATCTCTACTGGAATACCTTATGTACCTTCCAGTGGAGCGTACCCCTGCGCTCGCGCACATCCCCCAGCAGGCGACTCGCCTCATGGTGAACAGTGCTAAGGGCAAGTGTGCGTTGTGCGGTGACGTAGTCACTGCTGGCAAGGGGCATCGTGCTTTTGTTGATGGTGGTTGGGAGTTTTACCACACCGTTGATGATTGCCCGTCTGTCACCATCGTGCCTGAGGTGACCTACAAGTCGGGTCTCCGCGACAGCCTTGACGCTTTTGTCAAGACCCTTGACAAAATAGAGCCACCGATTCTCCCCGACAGCGGTCTCTTTGACCTGTCCAGTGCGAAGTCGTTTGACCTTGACTTTGACCTCAAACTCCCCCTGTTGGAGTATCAGAAAGCCGCGATTGAGTATGTCCGTCGCACCCGTCGCACCCTTGTCTGTCAGGACATGGGTCTTGGCAAGACCCCCATTGGCATCGCCGTGGCGCACCTTGCCGTCCAAGAGGGAAATAACGTCTTGGTCGTGGTTCCGCCGAACCTGCGATACCAGTGGCTTTCTGAGTTCAAGAAGTTTGCCCCGTGGCTCAAAGTCGGCTCTGTGACTGGCAAGAAAGTCGGCAAGTTGCCCAAGACCGATGTCCTCGTGATCGGGGACTCCATCGTTGAGGCATGGCAAAACGTCCTTGCTGGTAAATACACGAGCCTTGTCGTGGACGAGGCGCACCGTATGAAGACAGAGACCAGCAGTCGGTCTAAGGCGGTGTCGCGTATCGCGTCGTTCGTCCCCAAAGAGGGGTACTGCGTCCTGCTGTCAGGCACGATCATCCCCAACCGCCCATCGGAGTTCATTTCTCCGCTTCGGATTCTTGGACGCTTGGAGCCTGTCTTCGGTACGAAGAAGCAGTTTCAGATTCGGTACTGCGATTACAAGATCGTCAATGGGTTCCCCAACATCAGTGGGGCGAGCAACATCACAGAACTAAATAACATCCTGCGTAGCACGTGCTACACCCGTACTCGCAAGATTGACGTACTGGATGACTTGCCACCGAAGCGTCGGGCGCAGTTGGACGTAGAACTGACTGAGACCAGCATGAAGAAGTATCGCAAGGCGGAGGAGGACTTCCTTGCCTTCGTCTTTGAGAACTACGGCAAGGACGCATTCCTCGCTGCTTCCAAAGCCCCCGTCATCACGGAGATGAACAAACTCCGCCAGTTGCTGGGCGAGGCAAAGGTGGAGCCTGCCAAAGCCCACATCCAGTCACTACTGGATTCAGGTGAGCAGGTGATCGCGTTCGCCTATCACAGCAACGTCCTCAAGGCTCTCAAAGAGCACTTTGAAGATCAAGGCGTGGTCATGGTGGCAGGTGGCATGACCGCCGAAGCCAAAGACAGGGCGGTGCAGGCGTTCACCTCAGGCGAGGCTCGCCTCTTCTTGGGGCAGTACGAAGCAGCCTCAGTAGGTCTGAACCTTCAGGTGGCGAGCCATGTGGTCATGGTTGAAATCCCGTGGTCTCCTGCCACTGGGTCTCAGGCTGAAGACCGCGCATGGCGGTACGGGAACAAGAATGCGGTTGTGGCATGGTGGCTGACAGCAATTGACCCCAAGTCCCCGACCATTGACTCCCGTATGTGGGCTTTGCTCAACGCTAAGGCTGAGACGATCTCCGCCTGCCTTGACGGGTGGGGCGAGGACATGGGGGCTGAGGCAGGCAGTATTACTGCCTTGCTCCTTCAGGACATGATGTCGTAGGATTCGCCACTAGGGTGACCTACGAGATAGATTACTTTCAACGAGGGAAACCTCATCACAAGCACAAAGGAAAATAAACATGAGCGCAGAACGACTAGTTACACTCAACACACAGACACTCATCGGCAACGTTGCCAAGCGTGGTTACAACGCATGGCACTACCGCGCTGATCTTCAGGGCAGTGAGCCGAACCACTACGACGGACCGATTCCGATTGAGGACATCCACCGCCGTCTCCTCAACTTTGAGGCGATTGAGCAGCCCGTGTTCGTCGGCATCCTTGACGAGTCAGGCAACGTGGTTCGCTACGTCCAGCAAAATGATCGCAAGGCGATTGTCCGTAACGACAACCATCACGTGATGGGCATCTTCAAGGACACCTACGCCATCCACAACTACTACCCGTGGCTCGTGGAGAACGTCGCCACCATCATTGACGACAACAACCTCGTCGTGGACTCCGCTGGTGTCCTCCGTGAGGGTGGCATCGCATGGGTGACCATCTCCATGCCCGACAACGTGGATACCTCCGCAGGCTTCCCCGTCCGTCCGTACCTGCTGGCGACAACCTCACACAACGGTACTATCGCAACGACCTACAAGCGCGTGTTCAACGCCCCTGTCTGCGACAACACCCTGTTCGCAGGCTTGGCTGGAGACGGTGAACAGTTCAAGACGCGCCACAGCAAGCACAGCAACCTGAAGATTCAGAGCGTGCGTGACGCGCTGGGCATCGTGTTCTCCATGACGGAGGACATCGTCGCTGAGATTGAGCGTCTGTCCAGCCTCACCGTCACCGACCGCGAGTGGGATGCCATTGTCAGCCGTCTCGTGCCAATCGGCATGGAGGGTGAGGTCGCCAAGTCTGCAATCTCCAAGATGGAGAACAAGCAGGAGACCATCCGTGAGATGTACCGCAACAACCCGATGGTTGCCCCGTGGAAAGGCACGGCTCTCGGTGTCCTGCAAGCGTTCAACACCTACAACCACCACGTGGCAGGCAAGGACTCCTCGCGCTCGGAGCGCAACGCACTGAACGCGATCACTGGCAAGTTCCAAGAGTCCGACCGCAAGGTGCTGGATGTCATCAACGAGTTGGTGCTGGCGTGAGTCGCGTGACTCACATGCACGAACTGGCTGAGATGGGGGGTGAGGGCATCAACAACATGATGTCCTTGCCCTCCCTCAAATTCATTGGAAGCATAGACTGGAGAGAACAAGCCAGTTGTAGTGATCTTCCTAAGGCTGTTTTCTTTGAATACAACTCGGTCAGTATCCCGTTCTCAAAGCGCAAGCACTTCAAGGGGATTGCAGTACGTACGTGCGCCAAATGCCCTGTGCGCTCGGACTGCTATGAGTTCGCTGTCAAGAATGACGAGCAGTTCGGCATTTGGGCAGGACTCACACCTGACGAACGCAAGCCAATCGCCAAAGCGTTCAAGAAGACAGGGATTCTAGAAACTCTCTCATAGTCTTTGTGCCGACCCCAATGTCCCTCTTCCAAACAGCCTCTCGCAAAGAGGCTCCTTCGGAGGAACGGGCATTGGGGTCTTTTAGTTGCTTCAGATGTTTGATCCAGTCCTTAGGACGCTTGGCAACGCGCCCCATGCCCCAGTCCTGCACCAGTTGAGAGTACGAGGACAACGCAGACCCGACCCACGGGATTCCAGCAGCGGAATACTCCAGTAGTTTGATGTCAGACTTGGCGTGGTTGAACGGGATGTCATTTAGTGGGGCGATGCCCACTTCCATCGTCAGCAGAGACGGATAATTCTCAGGGTCGGTTGCTGGCAAAGTCGCTACTGCTTCGTCAGGGAGCATCCACTTACTAGCAACGCTGGGGGCATAAGCATGAGCACCACTGTGCTGTAGTTTTATTTCTCCTGCGTTGTAGAGGGGAGCCATGATGCCACGCAGAGTCTCTAGGTCTCCCGAACGGTGCGCCGTAGACCCAACCCAACCGACCACGGGAACAGTGCTGTCCGTGTGCTCCACAGGGGCGAACGACGAAACGTCAATGGTGTTGTAAAGCACCACGATGGGGCAATGCACGAACGCTTTAAGGCGGTCTGCAAGATAAGGGGTAGACACCGTGACGACCGTACTGGAGTTGAGGACTCCCTTGTAATGGTTGATGTTCTCGTCAGGATTAGTTTTAGGATGAGATGACCTCCACGCTGTGTTCTCCGTAGACAGCCCCCAATACCAGTCGTCAAGATCGTTGATAACAATCTGACCAATCGCTTTTGCTTTCTTGATGTGGTCTTCCAAGCCCCTGTGCATCAGTCGCTGGCAGTAAATAATGTCTACGTCTACGAGGTGGCGTTCGCCCTCCATGATGTCAATGGAGAACCGATCTTTGTTCCAAACAAGAGTCCCGTTGTAGGTCTCAAAGCCGTCCCCATGGAGCCTGTTGGCGTACTGACCAAGACGAACCCAACCTGCACCGCCCCAGTGAGCGTTGCCGTCAGGGGAGTTCTTCGCTGAGATTCTGTCTCCGCTTGCGATTCCCAGTTTTAGCATCTTCTAACCTTTCCAATTCGTAGACCTTGTGGAGCCTCTTGGGGCAGCAGTGAGTAGGGGGACCGCTGGTCTCCACCAGAATCTCAATGCCTACCCCGCAGGACTGACACCTATAACGACCTTTGTATGACATAACACTATTTTTACACGATTTGTCTTCGTCGGTTTTTTAGAAGCCCCAGTTACTCATGGGGCGTGACGACGACCTAAGAATAGCCCTGCTGACCTTGAGATTGCAATCTAGGG